GATTCCTTGAGGATGAGAGAGTTTACCTGGTTAAGCTATATGGTAATGGATCACCAAAGGATAACAATGCATACCTTTACCTGGATATTGAGGGACTAAAGCCAGCAATACCAGAGGTTGCAATATCCTCACAGCTTGATGCAAGGCTTGCAAGCCTGACCATTGGTGCGCTGACACTCACTCCATCGTTTAACAAGTCGATCTTCTACTATGAGGCAACAACTGCCAATGCAACTAACACAATCACTGCAACAGCAGTTGATGGAACCAATGCGACAATCGCAATTGACCTCAATGATGGAACAGTGGTTGCTAATGGAGCAGCAGCAACATGGTCACTTGGAGCCAACACAGTTGAGATCACTGTTGCGAATGGCACTGAGACCGAGGTATACACTGTCATCGTTACAAAGACAGCCTAACAACTACAACAGCATGAGGGAGGCATTGCCTCCCTCATTTTTACTATCTAAGGAGGTGGCCTGACATGCAGACATTACTGCCATATCTCAAGGCAGAACTTAAAATCACATGGACAGACGAGGACACAGACCTTGTCAGACTCCTTGAGAGAGGCAAGGCTGTCATAAACAGGCTCTTAGGCTCAGATACAATTGATTATCTGACATCAGAGTGCGAGGAGCGAGAGCTGCTCTTTGACTATGTGAGATATGCTCGCAACAATGCGATTGAGTATTGGAGAGAGAATCACAGAGATCAGATAACAAGCCTCTCATTGCAGTACAGTGCCGAGGCATTTGCAGCATTGGAGGTTGAGACCTAATGATTAAGCTAAATCATCCAACATACAACGATGGCTTGCTTGAGTATGGCTCAACAGTTGCAACATACAACGCAAAGAGAGAAAAGACAGGCGAGACATGGAGCAAAAAAGGATCTCTCTACTTTGAGCAGATGAGCATCCGAGACTCAGACATAATCCTTGCATCACAGATGGGATATAAGGTTGACATTAAGCTAAAGACACAGATCCGGCCATTGTCTAATCTGGATAAGGTCAAGATTGGCTCAACATACTATGAGATCAAGTCAATGGATGAGGATGCAAGACATCTTTATTTATACTTGCAGAGAGTAGGTGCATGACATGGCTTATAAGATAACAGCAACAGATGAGGCCATTGCAGCAGCTTTGGAGGCAGTTGGTCTCCCGGTATATTTTGGCGAGGTGGCAGAAAATCAGCTTGGAGATTACAACTTTATTTACTACAGACCAAGCACCATAACCAAAAACAGTATCAATACATATTTGCAGACAGTGGCGGTATACCTTGTCACAAAGCTCTCAGATGTGGAGACGGAGATGGACATAATAGAGGCTATGGAGGCAATAAAAATGCCTCTGGCAGGAGCTGCACAGTATAGCAGGTATCAGCTTGCAGATACAACAGAATGGATCAATGTGGTTGGGTTTGAGTTTAGCAGAGGCCTTAAAAGGAGCTGTACCTAATGGCTAATGTAAAATTTGCACTTGATAAGCAGGATTATGATGACCTATTAGCCAAGATGCAGATGATACCAGGTAAAGCCGAAAAGGTAATCAATGCTGTACTCCATGAGGAGGGTGTTGAGACTCTGACACAGGATATTACAAGGTTTATCCCGGTATCAAGGCAGACAAGGAGCAGGCATGCCAAGTCAAGCGATTGGTCTAAATCAGAGACCTTTAACCTTGGCTTTTTGGTTGTGTCAAAAGGTGGAGCAGCATACAACAAGAAAAACAAGCACAAGGACAGTTTTGGATATCTGATATTCCCGGATGAGGGTCGAGGAGTCAAAAACAATTATGCCCATGACTTTACAGGGAAAGGTATGGCCATGGCCAAGCCAAAGATAATGGATGTACTTAATAACAACATAATCAAAGCAATTGAGGAGGTATTGTAATGTCAGTAGTAACAGTATTTGACGGTCAGCGTATAAAAAACGCATATATGAGAGTCCTGACAGGTGATGTGGCAGGCACAGCAAAGCAGTTTGCATGCATGGCCACTCTATCGAGTGAAACAGAGGTCCGAGAGGTCATAAAGAAATGCCCAGAGTCAGGAGCATCAGAGAGCAGGGCGATCCCTGTTAAGCATACAGTGACCATTGCAGGCCGATATCCGGCAGATGTAATAAGAGATGTCTTTGGTCTTGATTCAAAGGGACTAAGGGCAGGGGTCTATGGTTATGGACCGACATCATCCGGTAAAAACTTTGTGCTTGTCGCAGAGGTTGAGGATGAGTTTGAGGGAGTCATAAAAAAGATAGCATATCCAAAATGTGTCAACATAACGGGCCTTGCTCACTCTCTCGACAATGAGGCTGATGAGTATGCATATGCAGAGATGCAAATTGTGGCTAATGCAGTTGACATCGGAGGCACTCCAAGATTCTATGTTGAGGCATTTGTTGGTGAGGCACCAGAGGCCATCACAGACGATTGGAACAACTTTGAGGCTGCCCTTGTTGCCGGATATGTGGTCACATATGATGGCAATGGCAATACAGGCGGTACTGCACCTGTTGATGCCACTGTATATGCAGCAGGCGCATCAGTGACGGTTGCAGCAGCAGGCACATTGACATTGACAGCTAAGACATTTGACGGATGGAACACAAAGGCAGATGGCACAGGCACTGACTATGCAGCAGCAGCCACAATGACCATGCTTGATGCAGATGTGACTCTGTATGCTCAGTGGGTATAAATAACAACTAATGGAGGGATCTGGCAATGCCTATAATTCAGAAAGTCGCTTTATGTGACATAGATATAATCGAGAAAGATGGAGAGTTTGAGGCCACAGAGGTAAATAAGAGGACGGTCCCGGCAATGCTGACTAATTATTCAATAGAGGTTGGTCATCGCATGGGACTCCTCAAGGGGTCTCTCAATGCTGATCTAATAAATGTCATGGCTGCCTATGTGGAGCATGGAGGCTCTTTGGAGACTCCTGCCAATGGCAAGGCTCAAGATATCCCTGTTGAGGCTCTCAGGAGCCTTGAGGGGATACTGGATGACACTAAGGTAACATCTGTAATTTACCTTGGATGTATCGGAGCAAATCGCAATTTTGAACTGTCATATGATGACTTCTTGACTCAATACAATGCCGATACAAGCGAGAGATTGCAGACATATTTTAGCCTTATTACCGCTCTCAAGAGCAATGACAAGGCTGCATTTGCAAAAGAGTTTAAGGCCAAGACATCAAGCAAGACAGACTCAAAAAAAAAGTAATCCCTCCAAAACTCAAGATGGAGGACATGATTGATAAATACTCATATTATGTCCTCTTTTTGGGTCTTGGTGAAGAGTTTTTTTGGCATGCACCTGTTGCAGAGGTGGACAAGGCTGCAAACAACAAAATTGCAATTGATGGATGGTTGAGCAATCCTCAGACTATAACGAGGTGAGTTAATGGCACAGCAAAATGAGATTAAGATTCAATTTAAAGTTGAGGCTGCCGAGTTTAACGATGCCTTAAAGGATATCCGGAATGAAACAACAAAACTCAATAAGGAGTTTAAACTTGAGCAGGAGCAACTAAAGGCATCCGGTACAGAGGCTGAAAAGTTAGAATCAAGGATGACATACTTGGCTAAAAAGCATGAGCTTGCTGCCAAAGAGGTTGCACTCACAAAAGAACAACTCAACAAAGCAAAGACAGCATTTGGAGAAAATGCTGATGAAGTCAAAGCACTTGAAAACAAGCTACTTGATGCAGAAATTGCATATCAGAGAGTAAGCAACGAGGTTGAAACCACATCTAAAAAGCTTGATGACAGCAAAAATAAATGGAAACAGGCATCATCTGCTGTCGGAGACTTTGGGGATAAGGCATCCAAGGCCGGGGATAAGATGGCTCCCATATCCGCTGCTGCAGGTGCAGCTCTTGGTGGCATGGTGGGTATGGCGGTCAAGGCCGGGGCAGCAGCCGATGATATAAATACTCTGGCCAAAGTCACAGGACTCTCCACAGAGGAGATCCAAAAATTTCAGTTTGCATCTGATCAGATTGATGTGAGCATGGATACTCTGACAGGATCCATGTCAAAGTTGACAAAAAACATGGCAGCAGCCAAAGATGGATCAGCAGGTGTGACTCTGAGTCTTGAGGACCAAGAAAAGCAGGCAATTGCAATTGAAAAGGCACAAATAAAATATAATGAGGCTCTTAAAAAGCATGGAGCAAATAGCCTTGAGGCAAGAGAGGCAAGCCTAAAACTCAAGGATGCTCAAGACTCCACTCCTGCTGCACTCAAGGGAGCTGCTCTTGCATTTGAGACTCTTGGAGTCTCGGTCACTGACTCTCAAGGCAAGCTAAGAGACAATGAAGATGTATTTAATGACACAATCAAGGCTCTTGGATCTGTATCTAATGAGACAGAGAGAGATGCTCTGGCAATGCAGATATTTGGTAAATCCGCTCAAGAACTTAATCCTTTAATTCTTGGAGGAGCAGATGCACTCAAGGAGATTGGAGATGCAGCAGCATCAAGAGGTCTAATCCTCTCCCAGGAGGAGCTTGACCAAGCCAATGCACTCAATGACTCTCTGGATCAGCTAAAGGCCGAGGGTATGGCCGGATTGATGAGCATGGGATCTCAACTTGCTCCAATACTTATTCCAATGTTCCAGGCTCTATCAGAGGGCCTCAGTGGTCTTATAACGTGGTTTAGTAGCCTGGATCAAGGCACATTGACTCTTATAATGACAATCCTTGGAGTTGTGGCTGCTGTCGCTCCTGTGCTGATTATCATTGGCAAAGTGGCAACAGGCATATCTGCAATCATGAGCTTAGTATCTGCTCTCGGTCCTGTCATTGCAGTCCTCACCGGTCCTGTGGGCCTTGTTGTGGCAGCTATTGCAGCAGCCATTGCAATTGGAGTCCTGCTGTGGAAAAATTGGGACACAATAAAGGCAGGCGCAGCAGATCTTTGGAATAGCATCACAGGCACATTCAATGGCATTAGGGATTCAATCTCAGGAGCCATCAATGGAGCCAAGGATGCAGTTGGTGTAGCCATAGACAGGATAAAAGGATTTTTTAACTTTAAATGGGAACTACCAAAGTTAAAACTACCATCAATCAGCATGGAAGGTAAATTCAGCCTTGCACCTCCATCAGTACCAAAATTTGGGATCAAGTGGAATGCAGATGGAGCCATCTTTACAAAGCCGACAGTGTTCAATACTTCTCAAGGCTTGCAAGGAGTCGGAGAGGCAGGAGCCGAGGCTGTACTGCCAATATCCAAGCTTGCAGGCATGATCCGAGATGTGATGATGTCCATGCCGGATATGTATGTACCATCGTCAAATAGGATGGACTTTGGAGGCAATCTCAATCTTAATGTAACTGGCAATACTGGCCTGCTCGATACAAGGGCAATTGCAGAGACGGTCCTTGATCAGGTGCTTGACCATCTGACAAAGGGCAACAGGACAATTCCTAATAAGGTTGGTCTATTTAGTATGGGATAAGGAGGACAACAGATGAGCAGTTTTAAATGGGGAGATACAGATTTGATGGTCATCAATGGCTCATACTTTCCTCCTCATGCCAAGGCTAACATTGAGGAGATAGAGCTTATACCATCTCTTGATAATACAACTCCTAATAGTGTTCTACAGATGGGAGGCAGGAGCCGGATTGAGACTCCTGCCTTTACCATTTTGGTATATTCATTTGCGGAGCTTAATGCACTGTATGCTGATGATCTAAACAAGACAGTAAGGACCTTTACTGATCCATATGGATTAACCATGCAGGCAATTTTAAAAGATGTGGAGCCAACGAATTGGAGACATGGCCAGGTGTTTGAGGTCAAGATTGTGGTAATGGAGGCTTGATGAGATGAGACCAATATCAGAGGCTACACTGGCCATCTTAAAGAGCCAGACAATGATTGGACAGAATAAGTATAATCATCAACTTATGCTTGAGGGCACAGACTATTACTCAGACATAACAGAAACTAAAGTAAATGAGGTTATAGGTGGTACAACTTTAAATCCAATTGTTTGGGGAGATTATTGTATCAGATCAGATGGTAAAGTATTATTTGCTTATTTGTCAGGTACAGGCATATATCTCAAAGTGATTGACTCAGAAGATGAAATGCTTGCAACATACGATTCTGCAGCAGGTGGTACTCTATTTTATACATTAAGTGGTATTGATAATGGAGCAGGGAAAAGGCAACACTTTTCCTTATTAAGGCTTAGAAATGGCAAAATATTGTTTTTTATAAACGATATGGGCAGTTTTAGCAATTCAATACCATATGCATTGAAAGCTTTTGAATCTGCAAACGGCCTTGGAGATGACTTTTTACTCAAATCGACAATATCTAATTATACAAGACAATCAGCTTATATTGATTATTTAAGATGTCTAACAAGTAAGGCAACACAAGCTGCAAGTGGTAGGATTTGGTTGCTTGCAGGATCTAATCCTTATCTCTATTCAGGGTATGACATGTCAAGGTTTGTAGTGTGGTACTCAGATGATGATGGAGCAACATGGGCATATAAATACAGATATCAAAATCTTAATGTAATTTATTATGATGCATTTAGGAGCATGGTTGTAATTGGTAATACACTGTATTGTCCAATTCATTCCTTTTATGGCAATTCAATCACAAATTTGGTTATTAGCACAGATGGAGGCAACAATTGGGTAATGTCAGATGGATTTGCCAATTTACCTGCACAACATCCAATAAATAATTATAAAGATTTGATTGATTGGCATTATGGGATTGATGGATGGTTATATATGATCATGGGCACTCCTGATGGCAATGCAAGTCTATACAAAAGCAAGCCATCAGTACAGGTAACATATAATTATCTTGATAACATGAGCAATTGGGTATTGGTACAGGAGGGAATAGCAAGATATGTTGAGGCATTAGGATATTTATCAATCTCTCCAAGAGGTACAATACATTATCTCCATTTTTATCCATATGGCATGAGAGATGTCGGAATGTTGAGAGAAAGTTATTCAGCCGCATTTAATTCAGCATCAATCTCCATCAGCAAGGGCAGAGGATCAGCCAATACGATGACGATTGGTGTTGATAACAAAGAGGCTGCACTTAATCCATTCAATCCGGAGAGTGATTTATTTGGGATACTCAATCTCAATAAGCAAGTCATTGTAAAGATGGGTTATGGAGAGGACTTAATTGAGACATTCACAGGCCTCATAGATGAATTTACAATGAAAAGCTATCCTCATCTAATGGATATATCATGCAGAGATAATCTCAAAAAAGCACTTGATCAGACAATCACTGAGGGAAATCAAAATACAATTTCATTTACAGATACAGCTATTGAGTCAATATTTGGCTACCTTTGCTATTTGGCAGGCATAGAGACAGGCACAATAGAGACAACAGGCATCAGCATATCCAAGATATTCTCTTGGCAATCATATGCAGATGCTTTCCAATTTTTGGCAGACCTAGCCTCATTTGAATATGGAGCTGATGAGTATGGCAAACTATATTTTAGGCGAGATTATCAGCCTGACAATATGACCATTGCATACACATTTGAGGAGGGTATTGACATCAAGAGTATGGCTTATAAGATGTCTGATGGAGATCTGTATTACCGGGTCAAAGCATATGGCAAGAGTGGAGACACAATCATTGTATATGATGCTCCATTTGTCGATGCTGCAAAGTATAACATATTACCGCAAAAGGTCCTCAAGGTAGATGTTGCAGAGGCCAAGACAGTTGGAGAGTTGCGTACCATAGCAGAGCGAGCACTGTATTTAATGAAATCAAGGACAGCAATAGTTGACTTTGAGGCCATTGCAGTACCTTGGTTGCAAGTCGGTGATTTTATCCAGGTGTATGAGCGGTCATCAATGTCAGCAGGCATATACAGGATAAGCAGCATGACTCTCAATCTGACTCCTAAAACATTTACTATGAGAATAACATGCTACTACTACGGAGATTCAATCGTTGTCGGAGAGTTGCCAACAGATACAGCAACACAGACAGCAGATCCTAATCTCAATCTCATACCAGAGATGACATCCAATACTGCTCCATCAGGAGTGGCAAGAGCATCATCAATCTACAATGGCACTTATGAGCCATGGCAGGCCCTCAACTCAACAAGCGAGGATTATTACTGGAATAGCATTGCAGCAACAGGATGGATTGAGTATCAGTTTATCGAGCTGACAATTGTTGACAAGTACATGCTCAAGGCAAGACAGGCATTGGAGTACAATGATGCCATGCCTAAGGC